CTGTTTGTCACTCTGGTCTAAATCAGAATGGGATGACAAGTCAGCAGTAGCGGGGAAGCCACAAGCAGGCAAGGCTGTGGCTTCCACCGTGACTGACGACACAGCACCCTTAACCAAAGCACAAGTGAAACAGTTCGTTGATGCCTGCGAAAAAGCAGGGCTAACACCTAGCGCAGTCGCCGAAAAAGCAGGCTTGAACTGGGCTGGACAAATCCTACAAAAAGACCTATCAACATTACGCACAGCGTTCACCGAAATGAAAGGCGTAACCAATGGCTAACTATCGGACAGTAGACCCGACAGGTAAAACCCGTTCAACAGCCATAGTCGCTTTGCGTTTAACAGCAGACCAAATGGAAACAATCAAACAACTATGCAAGAAACGTGGTGTCAGCAGAAGCCTTCTGTTCCGCCAACTATTAGCAGAGGAGTCGGCTCGTGTCAAAGGAACGCGCTAAAGGAACCAGTTTCGAAACGTTCATCGTGAACTATCTCGCACAGTTCTACCCTCATGTGGAACGGCGAACATTACACGGAGTGCACGACAAAGGTGACATCGCTGGCACAGACCCGCGACTTGTTTGGGAATGCAAAAACCAGAAGGTTCTCAACTTCTCAACATGGTTACATGAAGCACAAGTTGAACGTGACAACGCTAAAGCAGAACTTGGAATAGTTGTGGCTAAGCGTCGCAGTTACGGCAACCCAGCAGACCAGTATGCGGTCTTAAGACTAGAAGACTTGATGACCATTCTAAAGAAAGCAGGATACTAATGGAAGACATAGCACGAGAACTATACGAATGTTTAATGGAACGCATCTACGGTCTGAACCAAGCACCAGTAAAACTTGGGGCGTCACCACGTGAACGTCAAGCGATGGATGCTTTCTTGAACCGTGGCTACGAGACAGTAGCAACCAATGATTGAACGCACCGAAGGATACCAACCATCACACGACATCAATCCGCATGACTTCAAAAAAGATTTAGCATTCGGACATCAAGGCGAAGAGATTGTTAAACAGTTTCTTTCCGACTTGAGCGACGGAGCATTCGAAGTAAAGTACGACAGATTCCGTAACGGAAGAATCTTTGTAGAGTTCGAACAGAACCCACGAAACGCAGGCTGGAAGCCATCTGGTATAGCAGTAACAACAGCGAAATGGTGGGTGTACATGTTCGCACCCAACGCTTTCTGTATAATAGAACTCGGCAGACTTAAACGATATTTGAAAGCGAACAAAGAGACTTTACAAATCAAAGTCGCCGCACCCAACTCCGACAATCCAGCGAAAGGATTCCTTATATACCCACAACAGGTAAACGAGTTGATGACCACATCCACATACGATTAGAGGATTAATGTTTAAACATATACTTGCCACAGCAACAGGTTTGCTGTTCTTTGGGGGAACTGTTTCCACAGCGAAAGCCCCACCGCCTAAACCAATTAAAGCAATGCAAGCAGTTGAATACCAGTTAAGGGAAGCGATACCTCAACCACCGATACCAGCCGAAGCACTCCACCCAGAATGGTGGGGGTTGGCACGGGAAGTAGGTTGGGCTGAAGACCAGATGCTCACCCTCGACTATGTGATTCATCGCGAGTCACGAGGGCAAACTATGGCGTTCAACAAGTCTGACCCTAACGGTGGTAGCCGTTGCCTCATCCAAATCAACGGGTCGTGGACACGATGGCTACGCGACAAAGGTGTCCTAACCCACGCAGATGACCTCTACAACCCTCGTACGTGTCTTACGGCAGGGCTAACCATCTACCAGTACGGCATAGACCGTTACGGTTTTGGTTGGTCGCCGTGGGCTATCAAACGCCCCTGATATAGTGACTGTATGAAGGGCGATAAGCAAACCCGATGGTTCTGTGACCGTTGCGATATGACCTTAACCACCTATGTGCGGGTGTCCGAACCCCCGTTGCATCTGTGCGACAACAAAGTCTCTAACAAAAGAGAACCAATAATCCAACCAATGAAAGAGGTATCCAAATGAATAACATAACAATCGTAGGGAACGCAGGTAAACCTGTCGAACTGAAATTCTCGCAAAGCGGGATGGCTGTGGGCACATTCACAGTTGCCACAACAAGCGGTAAAGACGACAAGAAAGTTACCGTCTGGCACAATGTTACTGTCTTCGGACAGATGGCAGAGTACGCTGCTGCATCCATAGAAAAAGGTAGCCGAGTGATAGTCGCAGGCAAACTAGACATCTCCACCTATGAGAAAGATGGGCAGAAGAAAACATCCAGCAAAATTCTTGCAGACGAAATCGGATTAACTTGCCGATTCAACCCAGTCATGGCAGACAAAACGGTGCAGGTTGTAGCGAAAGCACAAAACGATTTCGGTAAGATTGGATTCTTGCAAGAAGAAGAAGCGTTCTAGTGGACATAATGGAATTAGATTTTGAACAATGGCTAGAAATCGGTATGCGTAGCGGATGGGTGTCACCACCTGTCTGCTACACACACGACGGGCTACCAACTTCTATAACAGAAGACGCAGAATTCGAAGACGGCTCAGACCCGTGCCTTCATATCATGCGCTGTTACGAAAGCGAAGCACACAAAGACGCCATAGAACTGAACTACTCGCCAGCAGTATGGAGAAACCCTAACCATGATTGAAGATTGCAACGGCTCAGAAATACTGTTAGAAGCACACTCGCTAATCACAGGCGCAAGACAAGCACAGTACGCCCACCCGTTAGAAGACTACACACAGGCACGCGACATCTTCGAAGGCATGACAGGTGTGTCGCTCACAGTAGAGCAAGCCATCTTGTTTATGGTTGCAGTCAAACTGTCTCGTCTTAGGACAGCAATCGCTGACGGCGGATGGCATCATGACAGTATCGTGGACACAGCAGGCTACATCGGTTGCCTGTCAATGGTTCATCACGCTAAGGAGAAACAATGAAAGCGAAACTTTGTTCATGTTTGCCTAACCGATTGTTGCCAGTTAAGCCTGTGTGTGGGGAGAAGTTAGATGACTCAGAAGAAGACTGACGAAATGGTGAACGGTTTGCTTGATGAGATAGCACGCCTCACAGCGTTGATAGAGCAACTGAAGTCTGAACTTCATACAGCGAACTTGGAAAGGTTTAAACATGATTGACCTCAAACATTTAGAATGGTATGACGAAGCGAGGTGTCGAGGTATGAAGACAAGTGTTTTCTTCCCTGAAACTTCTGTCGGTGTATCAACTGCAGGTATCTACGATGATGCGGTGAAGGTGTGCAAGTTGTGTCCAGTTGCTGAGAAATGTTTGGCTTACGCTATGGAATGCGAAACGAATGACATTCGTAGGTACGGTGTGTGGGGTGGCAAAACGCCTCGTGAACGCGAGTACCGCAAGTATGGTGGCGGTAAGTTAATTGGACTTGCCCCGCTACAACGCTAGGGAAGGGGATACCTGCGGAGCAGGGCAAATCCAAACTTTAGTGTAACAGATTATCTGACTAACTGTATCTGGTAGTTGTGTTTGTGGTCAAGAGTGCAAGCGTCGGTGTCTCGGCGTGCCTGATACTCGGTCATGTATTGGTATGCGAGGTGTCGGCGTTTAGTCCACCGTTCGTTTGTGCCGTGTCCTGACCCTCGCCAGTAGGCGACAGGCTGATTGCCTGCCATCTTAACTACAACGAAGTGGTGTGATGGTTCTGTGTAGGTTGGTTCTTGGTTGCGTGGCAGTAGTCGCTGTTTGATTTCTAACAGGATTTCTACTGATGGGCGTGTTGCTATGAACTTGATTAGTTTGTGGGTCATTGCTGTCTTTCGGGTAAATTGCACGCATTAGGAGCGCATTAGAGCGTTTCAAAATGGTGGGTATGGTATGTGGGTGCGGTCAGTTTCGTCGTCTAGTTCGGCAGTTTTGTAGTCTTCGAAGTCTTCTACCGTGAATGGTACTTCGCGATTGTTTTGATTGAGTTGTCGGACTGCGCGGACTATCTGCTCGTTTAGTTCTGATTCGTTCGGTGCGTACTCGCCGTCACCGAGGTAACCCCAGTAGGTTTCGCCTGTGTCTAGGTTCATGGTTGCACCGTCGGGGAACTTCTCTCGTTCGGTTTCTACATCGTGATACCACAGTTGGTTGTCGCTGTCGTAAGTCAGGATGTAGTGGTGGACTGTCGGCTGTTGTTTCATTGTGCTATATCCTCTTCTAAAGGTAATACCTCGTTGGCTAAGTCAATTAAATAATCACCAATATTTGTGCATTCAAGTTGGTGATTACCCGATTGAATAATTTCTTCCCATTGCTCATCGTTAATATCGCGGTCAAGTACGTCCGCGAACCATTCTCTAGTCCAGTAAGCGATGATGATTTCTTCATCGGGTTTATGTTCTTTGAGATTGTCTATAAGTTCTTGAACTTTCATTGTGCTGTCTCCTTCATTTGTATAGTAAACAATAAATGTTTTGAGTCATAGTTCCATTCATCTGCCTTATGTATTCCAAGACTGATGTTGTCCCCAGTTTTGGTTACCTCAATTTCGTAGTCCATTAACGAAACCCATTGTTCGGTGTCGTGACTATTCATAAAGAGTTCGTGCCCAATTTTTATTTTGTTTTCGCCTTCAAGAAAACTTATTTGCTTCTTGTTCATTGTGTCACCTTTCGTTTGGCTGTCCCGTTCATGTCATACTGTCCTATCTCCACCCAGTTAGATGTATCGGTGGACAGATATCCGTCTGCGTCTATCGTCTGCGGATAGGCAACTGCGTATATCGTTCTTGGTTTGTGTCCGACTGAATGAATGTTGATATCCCACTTGTCATTGAAGCAGTAGAACTCGTCCATCCCTTCGTACGCTTTGTCGTTGGCGACTAGTGCGTTGATGTAGCCCTGTGTGAAGGCTTGCAGTAACGCGAGTTCGCTGTCCGCTATTTTGATAGTTGGTGTGTCTTGCATTGCTCCTCTTTCCATTCAAGGTATTTGATGTAGTTGGTGTCTAGTTCTGTGGCGTCTAGGTCGTTGAACCTGCACCACCGTTCGTATGACATTTGATGTGTTGGTAATCTCATTGCTGTCCCTTCGTTGTGTTTACTTTGTTACTTTGATGTCGCTTGGTTCAAACATGATGTCAATCACTTCCAAACCTGCGTACTTTCCCTCTGTGCTTATGAAGCCCACAAAGATGAAGTCTCCCTCATCGTCTGAGCCAATCTCTGAGATAGTGCCAGTCCGCCCACAGTATG